AGCACCCAACTATCTGGCTTTCCGGCATTACGTCCCACATGCCTGTCACCCGTCCTACATGAATTTCGGAAGTGCCTTCGCGGATGAGCGTGGATCAATAACATTGCCTTCCACAAAATCCAGACGCCAGAAACCACAAAACCCCTGACTTCTTTCGAAATCAGGGGTTTTGGTTACATCGAATTTGGCGGTGAAGGAGAGATTCGAAACTACCCGTGAGCGACTTTCTGAACCTAACCCCCCGGTTTACAAGGGCTGCAGCCTGGCAGCGTGCGTAGGATCTGTCCCAGCGTGGTCCCAGAGGTTAAACGCACCAGGTTGCAGAACACGGCCGCAACAGGCGTTTTCAGCGTTTTATGTTGAACCATGGGAAAAAGGTAATTTTGGTAATGAGCTGTCAAAAACTGGACAAAAGCCAATAGAATCAGTTAGTTGATATAGTTTTATAGAGGTAATAATCAAGTAAGAAAATGGTTATAAAATTACTTTCAGTGCTAGTAATGCCAATCCGCTACCAACCCCAGTAAAATGGGACCTAGAACAAAATATTACCCCTCCCCTTACCTGAAATTACCCTCTGAGGTAATAGGCGAAAGCCATGAGCTATAAGGGCTCCAGCCCGTTTGGATCCCTCGCTTACTAAAATTACCCTTTTCCCGCCCCACGTCTGAAAAAATGGCTGTGCGCCATCCGTTTTTGTGTTTTTTTCGCGCCCTCTAAATCGGCACTAACAACCACGCAATTCGTGGTGAAGCTGTGCAATGCTGCAGAACACCGGAAATCCGCATGGGCTGGGCCTCACAGCTGTTTTTCTATTGGGTTGGACAGTGTGACTAATTCGCACCTGGTGCGAACGGTTCCGAAAACGAAAACTTCGTCTGTAGCTGGTTTTCGCAGACGTAGCCCCTGTAGACCGGGCGTCTCACTCCCCTGACCAATTTGCCGCCGTCCCATAACGCAGTGCAAGGCCGCTGCACTTCTTCGCAAAACCTTGCACTCCGTGCAATTGCGAAACAGCCCACAGACCCCGCAGCGGGCCTAGGCGGAGCCACCGTTTGCACCCCACCCCGCCTTTGCACAAAAAAGGGACGTAAAGCCCGTTGGCGGGAGGGGGATAAGTGCTTTTTCACACGTTTTTTTCTTATCCCCGCGGATTTCTCCAGCGAGTGATCTCGTTTGGCCCTGATCTTCGCTTCATCGGACTTTCATTGCCTGGCTACCTCAATCGATATACTGTTCATTCATACAGTATTTTTAGATTGATAAGGGGTGAAGCGATGCGCACTGGGCATATGGCAACGTCGGGTAGTAGGGGCAGCGCGATCGCGCATTGGGAATTACTTCTGCAGGATGAGACCGCGCTGCTCGAAAATCCTGGGCGTCACCATAAAGCCTTGCTTGCACAGGCCCACGCCCTGCACCGCGATCAGATAATCAACAGTGATGATCTTAGCGATCTTCTGGAGCAAGCCGACGGCGCATTGGCCTACGCGGTGGAAACACTCATTGATTGTCATGTTGGCGATCAGGCGGGCTAGTACATGCATATGCTCGTTACCCCTATGAGACGCCGAGGTGTAGCGCTGACGTCCCAAGAAAGGCGGCGCTTTCCGGCCATCCGAGGCAATGTGATGGTCACCTCAGAGAACAACTTAGAACTCGGTCGAAGCTCCAATGTGGCCCGGCTGGAAGTGGGCATGCCTCTTGAGCCAGATCCTTTACCGCGGTTATTGGACGCAACATTGGCAGGGATGGCGGTGACAGGTTTTGTACTGAGCGGAATTGAGTACATCGACGGTTGCGCCTACGCCCAATCCTGGTGGTGTCGATTGGCGTAACACTTGAAGACACCAGAGACTAATTTCTTGACTTTATTGCCGTAGATAGCACCTTGCTTTTCTGACAGACAATGCGAACCCCCTACATGTAGGGGATTCAATGGAAATCATTTGCTATTTATTGAGTCCATTGTATTACTGAACTCTGCATTCACAACCGACCATTGAAGCTCCAGCTGACGCTGAAAGTCTTCTGGATCAGAGGCAACTCCAAGATCCCCTCTAATAGCAATCAAAACCATTAACTGGACCTTCGACAACTCTTTCATTTCTGGCAACAACAGAGCATTTATCTCTTGCAACTTAGCATTATACCTTTCATATGCTTTCGCACGCTCATCTGCATACATCTGAGACGTATCCAAAGAGAAAGCTCGAGCATCTTTTAAAGCTTGGAGCTTTTCCACTGCAGTCACATTCTCATCATTGAGCTTGTTAATTTCGTGTTCTATCCTGACTGTCTCGTTGGTTGCCCTTGTATACCCATCATTAGATATTTCGATTTCATTCTTGAAATCTTGCAAAGGCACAAGTCGAGCCAAATGCTTTAGAAATACTGCACCAAAAGCCATACTCAGTTGCGCCGCCAACTTCGCCGTACCTGGCTCAGCTACTAGCTTTAGCTTTGCTATGGAAGAAGAAATAGCCTGGAGCTCAGAAGATATATTTAACTCAGTAAGATCACGCTGAGCCAAATTACCGATATGAATATTTGTGATTTCGATATCCGCAACCACCTGCAAGTAAACCTCGCGACGGATACTCATTATCCTATCTCTCGACTTTTCTCTTGCATCATGTTGCAACTGCGCGTTCAGACGTTTGTTATTCCCTCCATTTGACAGCCATACCCCCGCCAAGGATATAACCGCAGCGATAACGCCTGACCAAATCACATCTGGCACAGATTTAATGTGGGTAATAATTTCTGAAAACACGGAGCTCTCCTTTGATTAGTAGCTTCCTTAAAGTACCTTCCCAGTAGAAAGCTAACACATCTTCCACCGTTTTTTCTTTCATAAACTAATCTGTTTTAGCGCACCACCAAGCAATAATGCCTTCGCTGAGACTGAAGAAAATTCTGAGGTGTCACTTGGAGGTGGGCCTGACGCATGAACATGAGCGACCAGTTGAGTGGAGGTAGGTATGCCCCTTGATTCGTAGTTTCAGTTTCCGACCAAAGGCTGATACTGCGACATAGTTCAGAAAAAACTAATCAACTTCTTCCTGCCCTTTGCCGTAAAGCTTAATATATATCTCTGTAGCTTTATGCACTGGCGTACCCCCTTCTTCCCCGTACTCTCTAATTATTAGAGTGGGAGTCGGCTCATTATCTACAATCTCCAAAAAATCTGATGCGCGCCCCCACCAATCGTTAATTGGAAATTCATGATCATTGAATTTTAAAAAGTATCCATAAGTGGTTTTCTGATGCGCATTAACCGGCGAAAAGACAACAATTGCCAACAACCCGAAAATCACCTTCTCGCTTAACCTGACTTTGCCTGTAACAAAATCTATCTGACAGCCATTGAGCCCGGGGATTAGTTCGTAACCATCTGGAAGATCCTGCCCATGATTATGGCTGCATCTATGTACACCATAAATGATGTCTGCTGCGTCTGGCTTGCCTCCAGGTGCTTTGGGCTTGTCTAACTTTACATCGTATCTAGTTTTTTCCAGATCAAGCCCAGGAATCGCCATTGGTCCAAGTATCGAATAGTTATCGCGAATTAAGGTTGTAAATTGCAGATTGCTTTGTTTTGAGAGTTTGGGGTAGGCCTTTTTGGCAGTACCCTCCAGCGCATTGCACGCATGCATCATGGCAGACTCCAAATCTCCCAACTGCCAATCCGCAATAGCTTTTGCTACTGATTTAACGATATTCATCCGGTATCACTCTGTCGCTAATTTGGCTTAGAGCCTAGCGCACTTTGCATTTTTCGTTTGCAAGATTTATTGCACAACACTGCACCTTTGATCCTTACAGAGTCGTAGGCTTCAGCCTGGCAAACAAGACAGCGGCCTGTGCAGCATCTCTAGTATTGGCCGCTGAATCAGTCGGACTAGGGGTCGGCCCTGGTAGGTGAGTGTGTACCGATAACTGTTGGTTCATGTGTTGGAGTAGTTCGAGTATGTCGCAAACTATTTGAAACAGATTCACAGTTCCTGACCCGATCCAGTTCTTTGGCGCCTGCAGTTGCTGGCTGATCCCTGCCACGCTTTTGCGCAAGCCCTGGATTTTCTCCTGCATGTCGCCACCAACCGTGGCGTTGTGCTTCTGCCCCACCACCAGGTTCAGATCGCGGCCGGTGGCCTGGTGCAGATCGTCCACCGCCGCCAGACTCGCGGATCCGCCCGACAACAGCTTGAGCGCGCCCAGCGCCTCGATCTTCTTGATGCCACCCACTGACTCGGTCGAATGGTCGTCCACTGTCCTGGTGTGATTCTGGAAGCTCTCGGTGTTGTCCAGGGCTTCGACTTCGCGCTCAATCGCCTTGTCCTGGATCTTGCCATCCGTCTGGCGTAGCCAGTTGCCGTCGGCGTCAACGCGCTGCTGGCAGGCCTCACTGTGTTGCCACACCTGGTCGCCTTTCGGTACCCGGGGCAGGCTCAGACCGTGCGGCAGGATCTGCGTGATGAAGGGTTTGCTCGGCAGGCCGTAGGCGAAACTGACCACCACGGTGGTGCCCTCCTCCGGAAAGCCGAACATGCCGGCTTCTTGCCCGCCCATCGGTGCCGGCAGCGGCAGGCCAGTGAGGGTCGGCAAGTCCGGATCCGGCTCGCCATCCGGTAGCAGCACTTCAACGTCGACGCCAAAGCGCGGCCGGAAGTCGTCGCACAGCCCGGGCGCCGCCGGCGCATCCGGTACCGCGACCACGCGGCCGAAGCGCGGCAGGTGATAACCGCCACTGAGTTCAGGGAATTGGCGCGCTACGCTGCGCCGGATTGCGTCGTCCATTTGATCGCCATTTGATTGCCGGCAAGGGTCACACTGGTGATCCGCTCGCCCTGATTGATAGTTGCACCTGGTCGAAGCCCTGGAAGGGGCGCGATCATGGCGCTCTGATTGCCCTGGTAACCGTCGAACAGTTCGACGGGCAGCTGCAGCGCAGGACGGGTGCCGAAAAAGCTGTCGGCCCAACTGCCTACAAACACCTCGCCGTCGCCCTGCTGCTGCCAGATAAAGTCGGGGATGCTGAACACACTGGCCAGACTGTCCATGGCCAGGTAGCCCGCCGCCAAGCTATAGAAAAACGGTGCCTTGACCTTGGCATAGGCCTTGTCCGGAACCCTGAATCCCAGCCCGGTCTTGTCGCTGATCTCAGCCAGCACCGCCTGCAGGTCGACGTGCCGCAGGTTCAGCGGCAAGGGGTTGGCCAGGATCGAGGCCAGCTCACGGCAGGCCACCAACTGCTGGGTGCTGTTGGCAGCGGTCGAGCGCTCGACATAGCCAAGGAAGTGGCGCTGCAACGTGCGCTCGTTGTAACCGATATCCAGCGTCACCAGCCCTTTCAGCGATTCGCCCGCCTGCACCGTGAACGTGGCCCGACCAGGGCTTTTGATGTCCAGGCGCACTTCGTCTTTGATCAGCGGGTAGACCTGGCCGGCGATCGTCAAAACCTTATGCAGCTTCATGTTTTCGGCGCCAGGTAGTCGTCCAGCTTTTTGAGGGTCTTTTCAAAGCCGCTCAACTCCTGACCGTTGCCGGATTCGCCGGCGGCACCTGATCCACCCACCGCTTGGCCCGGGGCAGACTGCGAGCTGACGCCATTCGCTGCCCGCCGCTGCTCGACCTTCTCGGGGTTTGAGGCCTTTTCCGACAGGGTGAACTGGACCAGCCAAGCGGCCAAGGTGTCGTCCTCCCGGGCGCTGACACCGTCCGAAAACTGCACCTCGCGGATACCGAACGCAGCGGCGGTGTCGTTGACGATTCGATACATTTTGAGCTGGCCACCGCCGGCCGTGGCTTCCGCCAAGCGCATGATCGTGCGCAGCTGCGTCCCGTCGACAAAAGGGATCATCAGCGACACTGCCAAGGTTTTGGGCTTGAAGCCCTTATGGGCGGTCTGGGTGTTGCTGGTCTGCCCCGACAGGTCATCGCTCTCAATCCGCAGATTGGCGGTGATCTTCATCTTCTTGCCCAGGACTTGTTCGCCATCGAGTAAAAGCGTCATAGGCCGACCAGCTCCCGAACAAAACTCAGCCCTTCCAGCGATCCGACCAGCAACACGCCGGCGGACAGCACCCATTCGTGACCTGGTGCTTCACCCTCGAGCAGCGATCGGCGCAGCTCGTTGACGTCACCGGGGCCGATCAGTCGGGCGCGCATACTGGTGTCGGCCGATCCACCGGCCAGCAAAGCCTTGAGGTCGTTCAGTTGCTGATCACGGCCCTGCTGCTGCGCCGCCTTACGCGTGGCCAGCGCAGCCAGGTCGCCCATTGGGGAGCTGTCGGCCGCGTAGCTTTCCAGCACCGCCAACTGGCCAGACATGGATTGCTTGGCCGCCTTGACTACGGTGCAGCGCTCGAGCGGCAGTGATTGCCAACGCGGCAACGGGCCAGAGCTGGGAATCTCCCACTTCTCCGTTTCCAGCGTCGATAGGTGCCCGGCACGACGTTCTGTGCGCACCAGGTCAGGAATCGGCAGCAAGGCGTTGAAGCGCGACAGGGTGTTGGCCAACTGGTCGTAGTTGGTGCCCAGGAACAACACTGACAGCGCGTACTGCGGCCCGGTCGGGCGGCCGGTGTCGGTGCCGTCGACCAATTTGCTCGCCAGCTGCTGCAGCAGATTCGGTGCCGA